ACTTGGTAGAAGACATCATTATAGTTGACTTTAGCATCATATGCCATCGTGAGCGCAAGCTCAATCAACTTCATTTTATCTTCCAGTCGGTCAACAAGTTCTACGTCAACGATGTTGTACTCGATGAACTTTTGCCACCCGTGGGTATAGAAATCTTTAAAGGTATCAAATTCACTATGGTCAAGTTTCTTCTGACCAAGTTCTACCTCAGCTATGTAGTCTAGGCGATAAGATTCTTGTGCCTTATAGGTAAACTTTTTATACAGGTCTAGATAATCAAGCACTGAACATCCACCAACATCAAAGACGCTGTGCTCTCTGCCCTTGATAAACTTCTTTGATTCGGTCACAAGACCCCAAGGGGACATGCGCTTCATCAACTTCTCTCCAAGCACCCTGTTGAGGCGCTTACAGATGTATGGGATATCATACAGTTCACAGTTCCAACCTGTAATCACATCGGGCACATCAACCATCCAGTAGTTGATGAAGTGACTCAAGAGTTCCTGCTCTGTAGGGCAGTGGTAGTAAGTTACATTCTTCTGGGTGTTGTGAAATGGTTTCACACCCCAGGTCTTGATTTCTTTGGTATTGTAGTCCTGAATAGTAATTGCCAGAATCTCTTCCGATGCAGACTCTACATCTGGGAATCCTTGTTCAGATGATACCTCAATATCAATTGTAACAAGTTTGATTTGGCCAATGTCGAACTTGATTTCTTCTTCAGGATGTTTTTCAGAAATATATTGGTAGATATATCTGTCATTCCCATAGATTTCAAATCCATCAACATCTTCGTATTTTTTGTAGAAGTCGCGACAATCCCGAACTGTGCCTGGATGAATAGGTTCTACTGGTTCACCACTTAATGTCCGATACTTAGTATCCTTCTTCGATTTTACATAAAGAGTAGGAAAAAACTCATCTCTGTGTTCATACCTCCTCCCATTCTCAACACCACGAACAAGGAACTGGTTCCCAATCATTTGGACATTCGTGTAAAATTTCATCCGTCAGTTAAGTCCTCGTATTTTTCAAGCAGGGTGGGCGTGGGGTCTGTCAGAGTTAAGATTTTATCAGAACTCATCATAAAAGTATCTGCCCTTGTGACATTAAGTAACCAGGGCTCTAGCATTCCTTCTTTGGTGACGACATATGGATCTACCAACTTACAATCAGGTTCTCCAATATCAGCACCAACTTCTTCAATCTGACTGATCAGAATCTGATTCGTCGTCAACACTAGAATCTTGATCAGTTTCGGTTCGTTTGCCATATTCCAGAATGTCCTCTACATAAAGTTTAGTAAGTTTGTCAATGGGTTCCACCATAGTAACAATCCATTCCATAGTGATTGGAATTACAGGATCTTTTGAAAGAGGAACCCATGGATAGAATTTGATCTGATATGCGTTCTTTCGTTTTTCTTCAGTCGTTTCATCATCCTCAACTGGAGTATAGTTAGCCATTTTAACTACACACGGTCTATTGAGAAAATATCCAACGACTTTATCTTCAACAACCATCTCTTGAACATCTGCGACGAGATCTTCTCCAGACTTCAGAACCAACAATTTAATAGTCATAGTCAGTATTTACCTCTGAGCATTCTAACAATAAAAAAGAGGGGCGTCAACTGGATTTGGCCAGTTGCCCCTCCGTCTGCGACGACGATATTCAATACTATTTAGAACCAATCCTTACGCTGATGATGCTGCGGAACAATTCTACCAAGAGTAATGGTCAAAAGCCCATCCTCAAAAGTAACTGATCTAACTTCCGTCTCGTCACTGAGGGTCCATGCTCTAGTGAAAGATCTTTGAGCCACTCCTCTATGGACATATTCTGTTCCAGTTTCTCCGTCTTCCCTTTGTCCTTCGACAAAGAGTTTTCCGTCTTGTGTGTAGACATTTACTTGTTTCTTTTTGAATCCAGCAAGTGCTAGTTCCAGTCTAGACTCAACATTACTGACTGTCACTAGGTTGTATGGAGGATAACTAGCAGTTGTTTCGTGGAGGTCAAACACCCTGCTAAGGTAATCATCCATACCAATACTATTCCTATTTATCTTTTCAAGCAACTTTGGCAAATCGGCTGCATGATACTTCATTAGGTTTCCCATTTGTACTTCTCCTTTTAAAGCGAGATTTGATTGTGTGGACCCTTTCGGCATCCGTTATATTTATAGCACAGGACACAAAAAAACGGGGTAGTGAACCCCGTATCTTTTTATTCGGTTATACCATATTAAAAAATGCGTCTAATGTTCCATTCCCCCTCCAATCTTCAACCTCTTTGTTTACGTTTACCATAAACTTACTGCCATCACATGGACACTCAACTTCTATCTCCAAATTAATTGGTTTCAGATTTGGTTTCTCAACTCCAGTAAATTCATGTAAATAGTCAAACCCTTCTTTAGAAGTGTTTACATAATCTCGTTGAAATTCATCAAGAGATTCTTCCCAAGTTCTTTTTGCTTTACGATTAGTTGGATGCCAAATATCAAAAACATTTGCAACTTTAATTGTTTCAATAACTGTCTCAATATCGACATTGTAATCTTCAGAATAATACTTCAAGTAATTATCTAAATTATTCATATATTGCTTTCGGACTACATCTCCAGTTCCAGGATTAAGTCTAACCATTCTCCCAAAAATTTGAATAGGAATTGGTGTTCTAACCTCTTTAGGATCTCTAATCCTACAAATAACCCCAGCAGTTAGATTATGAACATTAATTCCAGAACGACCCCTATTAATTACAAGAAGAAAACGAAGAGGATCATTTTCACAATGGAGTCTTTTCATTAAGGTTGGATTGTCCACTTTTTCAGCAGCAACACCATCAAGAGTCCAAATCGTATTCCCTCCACTACTATCCTCTACCATAGTAGCGATCATTTTATCAGATTTTTCATACCCACAATCAGCAAGCAGGTATCTTGCAATTGTTTCTCTTACTTCCTCGATAGAGCATCCCCAAACACCTCTTGAATCTCCACAAACATACAGAGCAGTTAATTTAGTATTAATCTGACCATCTTTATCTGATCTAAAATTATCAGAAACTTCAGGAAGTTCATCACCAAACTCGGACTTATATAGATCTACTATAGTTTTTTTAAGTACTTCTTCATCCGTTTTAACAGACATTTCTTTTTTCAGATACTGAAGTTTTTCATAAGTATCATCATCCATATCAATAGTGAAATACTTAAGATCAATCAACTTTTGCTCTCTTTCAAAAAGCAAATCAATACTTTGGTGAATAGCAGGTTCAACTGATGATTGGCCTTGATACTTAGTGAAAGAATATGGATGTGGGATATTCATCCAAGATTGTGAAGGAAGAATGACTTTTTTATCAGCAAGTTTTCCACAAACTCTAAACTGATCACTAAGAGATGAATGCCCTTTATGATGTTCAGTTGGAGTTGCAGTGAATCCAAGGATTCTTGGATTTACGTCTCTCCACTTTGCAATTCTCTGCCAAGTTTCAGCAGTGTACTCTGATGAATATCCAAAGTTAATAATATAAGATTCACTTCCAGAATCAGCACATCCAATAAATTGATGAGCCTCTTCAATGACCAAGACAGACTCAGGAGCATACTTCAGCAATCTCTCAAAATTCGTAATAAAATATGTATGAGTACATGATATACAAAGGACTGTGTTTGGCATTTTACCAAATGCATCCAAAATACCAGTGCTTGGAGGATCTGGAACATAACCAAAATTATACTTTCCGCTTAAGTCAGAAACGTCAACAAATGTTCCATCATAAGCAACTTCTCTTGTTGGAGAAAGTCTAAAAATGTATTTCATTTCTGGAAATGCCTCTTTCAATTCTAATGGCATTTCTTTATCTTGATAATAAGATTTTCCACCACCTGTTTGTAGTGGAAAAACTTTAACTTTGGGTTCTAAAAAAATTGCACTACCAATAGAATCCTCAAAGTTTGATGCAAATTTAGCATAAGCATCATTAGGGCGCATTTCTCTCGCCATGGTTATTACCTCTTAGTGATCGTTAACTGTCTTATCGACGGGGTTAGTTGTTACGGGAACATATCCCACCTGAGGCTTTCACCAACAGGTATCTACTACTCAACTGATATAGTAGACGATCTATTTATACGATACAATAATACAAAAAAAGACCCCTGTCAAGGGGTCTGCGGGTTTCCGACTTTTGAAGCGACCGCACGAAAGATCGCAAACTTATTTAGTTGCCAGGAATTCGTTAAATTCAATCGAAAGAGAACGAAGACTTTCTGCAATCTCATAATTAGCAGCGGTCATCATGCAGTTGTTAAAATCCAAAGTTTGAGCCTTAACCAAAGCAGCGACCAGGTTTGGATTCTTTTTAGCATACCCATCCCCGAATTCTTCATCGAGAATGTCAATAGCATTCATAGTGTACTGACTGACCGTGGGTTTAGTCTGTCTAAACGCTTCTGTAATGGAGCAGGTGGGTTTCATGGACATGATTATAAACAAGTAGGTTTTTTAGGTTTGCAACTCAACCCTCGTTATCACTTCTGAGGTATGTGAATATGTGTTTGAATTACTTCTATATTATATAAAAAACCCCCGAAGGTGTCAAGTCCTTCGGGGGAGATAATGTCAATTCTCTTCTTGCTGTTTTCCTTTCTTTCCGATATTATATTTCTGCTCCAGCACCCAATCTGCTTTATCCTTATATGCAAGGACTTTGATTTGGTTCAAAGGAGCAATATCAAGAACAAAATCTTCCTTGACAATACCAATCAGGCCCCAATCAGCAAGAAGACGCACAATACGATTACGCCTCTGAACATCATTCACAGTTAGGTTGGCGTGTTTGCCATCCAGGGCAAACAGTTCCTTAAAGTGAACGATAAAATATCTTCCCTGCTTGTGCAGGATATGGCAAGACTGATAGAGTTTCTTCTCTTTCCTTGATGCTACTCCAATACGGGTCAGTGTCTCACGAACTTTCAGGAAGTCATCAGGTTCATTCAAAATCACTTCGATCATTTGGTCCTGAGACCACTGTACCGTAGGTTCAACAGTACTCATTTTGTTCCTCCAGTGTCAAGTCGTTTTTTAATAAAGTTAAGTTGTTCTTGTGTAAGAATTTTCAGAGCCTGAGATGCCTTCTCGTTACTATAACCATAGTATTGTTTGACACATTCTAAATCCTGGACTTTATCCTTTCGGAGCCAAGGAGAGAATCTCTTTCTTTTCCTCAGACTATTTAGATAAAATGAATATTGCATATCTTTGTCAATGTGATGGTGGAGGTTCATCTCATTGGCAAACATAATACAGTCAAGGTGCCCAGAGAGACAACGATTGACAATGTATGGGGGGTATTGTTTAACGATATCGGGGTTTTCTTTAATAAGGTTTTCCTTATTAAAGTTTATTGAGTTCAACCAGTCTTTGAGTTCCATTATCTAATAATTTGAATGTCATCATCTTCTGTCCAGAGTTCAACCTTATCTCTGAACCTACCTTCTTCTTTGAGTTTCTCATATCTCTTTGTTGCTTTCTTCTTCCACCAAGAGATAATATTCTCAAGATAAAACTTATCCCAGTTCTGTCCACGAATAAGTTCTTCTTGCTCACCATTGATTACTTCGCGGATATTTGAGTATCCGTAGTCGGAAATATAAAATCTCTTCTTTTGAGTAATACTAAATGCAGAAGCAAGTGTTGTATTGAACAACTCAAGTTTCTCCTTATCCTGAAGAGAGTTGCGGATAATAGAAATCATCTTTGTCTGACGCTTCATCTTCTTAGAGGAAGCACTATTGTCAGTCAAAGGAGTGTTGTTGTTCAGATAGGTGAAATGATCGTGCAGTTTATGAAACACATCATCATGAAGAAGCGGTAGAAACTTACTCTCAGTCAGTCCCTTGTATCTCATGAATGGCTTGAGTCCGTCATACTGAGAGGCATCAGTTACAGAACCATAAAGAGACGTTGTTTCAAACAGTCCAATGTCCTTCTCAAACTCCTCATTAAGGCGCTCTCTGGCATAGTGAGAGCAGCACAGAAGGGCAAGGAGTTTACCGCCCAGGTAGTTGTAGCCAAAGGGTTGTGCAGGCACGATTACGAACCCCATAGCAGCATGACGATTGAAGATACTCAAGTCAGGACACTTACCCAACCAAAGATTCCTAGGTTTGGAATTAATCGTTGGAGAACCGAAACGAATGAATCCAAGAATCTTTTTAGTATTCTTCTCAAAGATAACCCACTTCAGTTCTCTACCAGGAACATTCTGCTCATTATTATGAGAAGAAACTGCAGCAAGAAGTTCAGTAAAATACTCCTGAGATACTTGAAGAGAACCACCTTTAACTTTTCCACCAACACGGACAATTTCAAAGTCCATGTCTTCTGGATGAATGTCTTCATTGAAGAACTCATCCTTAAGAGAAAAGATTCGGCTAGTTCCAGACACTACGTTCATTTTGACAAAACGCATGTAGTCTTCAATATTTCCCATATGGGAAAAGTATTTGATAAATTCATCTGCTGCCCATACAGCAGTCTCTTCAGA